ACCTACACCAGTAGCAGCAGAAGTAGTTGCAGTCTTAGAACCACTAAATGCTGGATGCATAGGAGACTCAACATCATCAACTGTAATAGAAGCAGCAAGCTCCTCATCAGTTGCATCAGGATTACCAAGACGCTCCTTAAGAGCATCACGATTAGCATCTACAATCTCCATTGCGTGCTCCTTGATGAACTTCTCCTTATCAGCTTTACTATAACGGTCACGAGCCATTACAGGATTACCCTTAGCATCAAACATTGCAACACCCTTTGCAATATACCACTGACCAAACTCGTCAACAACACGCTCAGCACCCTCTGGGCTATCAAGGTCAACACCATTCTCAGCAGCCCAATCAACCAAATCCTGAGGTTTCTGAGCAATAGCAGCGTTAATAGATGCAATGTTATTAAGGAACATCACATTATCACCTACTGCAATATTCAGTGCCTTAGATACAGGTGCAGTAATACTAAAACCACCTGCTGTACTACGAGCAATCAGCTGAGGCTGAGCATTAACAATTGCAGACTTCTGACCAGCTGCGATAGCAGCAATACCGAATGACAATTTACCATTCTTCATAACTTTAAAATTTTAAAGAGTTAAACAATTAATTAATTATATAGTATAAATACTATTTATTTAGACATTTTCAGCATTAGCTGGATTAATTTCAACAGCTTCTGCTGTAAGAGTATTATCAAAGTCAGTTGGAGCAACGTCTAAACCTTCAACCAACTTTAGTTCACTAGTTTCCATTACACCCATTAGTAAATCAGATGCAATATCTCTAGCTCCTAGAGTAAAAGCACGATGACCAATCATTACTCGAGCATACTTTTTATAAGTATCTTTATCGAAGAAACCAGCCAGCTTTGCTTCTGTATAACTGAAATGACTTGTAGCAGTATGTACAACATCATGTCCGTTAATCTTTCTATATCGCTGAAACTTATACTCAGTAACAAAATCAACAGGTTGAGCAGGAATCCTTATAACAGGAAATTTACCCTCACTTGCAAGTTTAATAGCGTGTTGCTTATTAATAGCTTTAACACACTTGTCACTTATACCAAATTGATTATATATATTACCTTTCAAATCAGCATACCAACGAACTGGGTAAACACCAACAACATCATCAGTTGTATGTTCCTCAGCATCTTTTGGTGTGGCACATTTAACACAATATTGTGGAAGTTGTGTTTCAAGATAAACAGTGTTACCGTCAGTATATTGATACTGAGGAGTATAATCTTTAGTACATTCCCAGACTACTCCTGCCCTCGATAACAATGCTTTGATGATATGAACATCAACACCTGTCTTACCATTAACAACATGGATATGTTCAATACAAGTACTGAACGGAAGTTGCATATCTTGAGCACGCATAAGGATAGCAAGACCCTCATTTACACTCTTAATACCTCCTTTTTCAGTAGCAATAATCTTCTTTAGAAATACCTCAGCAGCAGCTTCTTGTTTTTCATCAAGAAGATTAAGAACTCTAAGACCAGTATTAACATCTGTGTGCCTAGCAGGTAATGTACTACCTACTTCACTACTTACATCATTAGATTTCTTGTTTTGTTCATTCATTGTTTCAAAGAGCGATTTCTAATTACACTGCAAATATACATATAATTCTTTAATCAACAATAACTACATCATCATTTTCATCGTATTTAGCAGCTTTTTCACGTTTGTTAACAATTATATGCCCTTTGCCGAGCATACGCTTGTTCAATCGTTTCTCCTCTATTGAATCATTTATAAATAGAGTATAAAGTTTAACACCACTTGGATTAAATGTTACTTTATTAAGTCTATTCATATAATCTTCAATAGTTTCACATAGCGGAGATGTGATTATCATGCAGTCTATTTGACAAGATAAGTCCCGATTTGGGGCGTTATTTGCGCTCAGAGCCTTTATCCTACCTAAGTTGAATAATTGATTAGCTAAAGTCATTTGAGCTTTTGCAGCCATTTTCTTTGGCTCTCCTGCGTGTAGACCACTTTTATAATACACTGGATTACCATCTACATCTATAGCATTAATTGTTTCTAGATTTGGATGATATTCTCCACAAACAAAAGACTGAGACTTATTATTAATATACTCTGCAATAGCATGAGCAAAGTCAGAAGTTTTATTAATAATAAGAATATTAGAATCTTTATTATTCGTAACAAGTTCATAAACTTTTTCTAGTTTATCAGGAAAAGTAGATAAAAGTTCAGTTCTTGTACGAATAACATCATATGTTTGATTGGCACGTTCATTTAGATTGTTAGGATTATACATAGCATCTATTTGAACATTATATGGAAAAGACATATCTAGAGATTGTGTCCAACCATTAACTTCTGCAATTTGATTACAAACATCTTGTGCAGAAATATTATGTTCAACATCACCTCTCCTAGCTTTATCCATAGTTGGAAAATCACCAAATATATTAATAGATTCTTCAATATATCTATCACATTTATCAAGTTTAATTCCAGTAGGACTACTAGGGTCAATGTCAATGCCAATCACTTCCTCTTCTACAGGGGGGCTAGAATACTTTTTACTTTTTGTTTCATTCTTAACAACATAATTAAGTAAAGGACATACTTTATATAAATCTTTAGTAACATTTACATCAGTAATAAGTTTATCACATATAACTAATTTAAATCTACTGTGTTCTAATACAAGTCTGATACCATCTGTAATAGTTTTCGGACATACTAATATAGTTAGTTGTGCATCATATAGAGACATATTAGGAGTTATAATTCTAATATTACAGTTCTTAATAAGTTCTCTATATTTACTATCTATATCAGTAAGTTTATCGACTATTCTTCCACCAATAGATAAATCATTTACTATTATAGTAACAGTATAATTATCTTGTTTAGTGAAGACTAGATTTAAAACTTCTACAACAATATCAGTTGATGTATGGTCTTTATCTAAAACAACAGTACCAACACATCTATTATCATGCCATAGTTTAGTCTCTTTAAGCATCTACTTCATCAAATAAATTTCCAAAATCAGTACCATATTTCTTAAGTAAAGCCTTACCACTTTTAGTACCTTTAATAGGATTACCTTTTTGGTTAGGACTAATACCTAATTTAATAGGAGAAATAAGTTTATATGCTTCATCATAATAATATTTATAATTAATATTACGTTCAGCAATAGGCTTATCATCGAGAGTATTAAGAATAGTTACTGAATTACCACTAGCTAGTCTACTTTTTTTCTTAGTTACATTATCTTGTTTTTGGATAATAACTCCATTATAAGATACATAAAATCTAACATGACGTTGACTATGAACAGTAACAATCTTACCATTTACAACTTTATCATATATTACTTCAAACTGTTTACCTACATTCTGAGTTTTACAAAAATCTAGAATATCAGTACACTGTCTTAAAGTAGTCATAACAGGAACATTATGTTCAAGATACTCAAAAGCTGCTTTACGTACAATAGGCATATCAAAACCCTTAGACAAATCTTTAATATATTGTTTAGGGTCTAGTTGACCTTTAAATTCAACTTCACCATTTTCTAGAACATCATAATAATTATTAATATCTCTATCTACATAGCATTTATAATAATCATCATCAGCTGACATTCTATTTTCTTTATTCCAATCTTCACATATCTCTTTAAATTTATCAATTTTATCTCTAGGAACTTTAACAACTATACCATCAGTATTAGCAGAAACAGTATGAATACCTTCTAATTCAAGAGCTTCAACTAAAGACATAGTCATTAATTGACCATTAATAGTAACTTGCATTTGAGCAAATCTATCATATAGCCAAAACTTTTCAAATCCAAGCATACCATAAATAGCATTAATAACAATTTTAAGAGCTTGAGCACTTATATTATTATGAACACCTGGAATTATCATTCCATCTTCTGGTTTAGCATGCTTACATTTAACACGAGTAGACTTTAAATAATCAATAAGTTCAACAAACTTTTTATTATTTAAATGAGCAGGAGCAATATTATAACTTATCATAATACTTGGATAGTAACTTGTATACGTTTAGTTGCAAGACTTTATTGGGTAATTATTCCAACCAATGCAACTCTACATATTTCTATGTAGTCTAGACTATATCTTCACTATGCTTTATAATAGTTCTATTTCTTCCTTTTCCATTAGCAATTATATTACCATTATCATCAAGATAATGAAATACATAACCGAATACAGACCTTTTAGAACCATTACAACATCCTAAAAGAGTACTTTTAGCCATGCCTAATTTAGCTACAACTTCATCACTATTTGCATATACTTTAATAAGTTTTCCCTCTTTATCAAACTGACCAATTTTATTGAATTTTATAGCTCTCATTTTATCTCTATATTCTTTAGTTTTATGAGAATCTCTATTTGCTTTATGCCAAGAATTTATTTGAGCAGCACTATGAAATCCATTTTTAATAGATAAATTATATAATTCATCTATATTATGTTCATTTTGATATTTACTTTCAAGTTCTTTTAAATCAATATCAGTATATTCAACAACACCAAATTCAAATTCTTTTTGACCATATTTTTTATAATCACTAAGTAATGCATGATTTGGATGATTGTTTTTTCGTAATTGACTAAAATGTTTTATAAGTCTAGAACCTATATCTTTACTACTTCCAATATAAAGTTTATTATTAACTTTACATCTTATATAGTAAACACCTGACTTATTAACAAGTCGGGCATAAGTTCCATATAATACATTTTGACCACTACGTTGTTTACCAATACCATTAAAATTCCTTTTATGAGGGACAATACAAATAGTAAATTTAACCATAACTATATTATTTAATATTCAACATGACACAAAGATAATATCTTTTTAGATAATAACATAATGCACCGTGCTTCAATTAAGTTAATTATGCTTAATTTACGTCTTTCGACTAGTCGTTGAACCTTCCTTATTAATATAAGGCTCGGCTGCTGATTGTCCAATATTACTAACTGTTACTTCGTTATAATGAAGTGTAGTAATCTCTAAGGAGTTTCCAGCAATTCTCGGTGTTTATTCACGACTATATTGTTAATCGTGATGAATATATACATATTTATCATTACTTCTCAGTTCACGAGGAGCATCTATACTATGAATACCACCAGTAGCTATGTTATATTTTGTTCCCATAAAGTCAACAACAGTACTAAAAGAATCTTTATTAGTTCTATAAATAGATACTTTCTTCATACTTTCAAGTAAATCTTGAAGTTGTTTAGTCTTAAACTTAATATGAGGAAATATTATCTTTTTAAAACTAAGTCTAGTTCTTTCTGTACGTTTCTTCTCAAAATCACGAGGACTAAGACCTGTAGCTTTACTATATAACTTAGTTAATAACTTCTTACTAATATCAGACCTAGCTGAACTTAATACATGAATACCAAACGCGTGTTCAATACTATATCTAAGTTTAATTTCATCAGGCTTTTGCCTAATCATTTCACATACAATAAAAACATCATTTTTATTATAATGAAGCATAGGTTTTACATATTTTGGAAGTACATATCTATCAAAGTCATTTATACCAAGATTATTAATAAAAGCAGCAGTACAACCTCTATATTCAGGTTTATTAGACCAATAAAGTTTGACTTCTTCCTCATCTATAGGGGGGAGTTTAAAATCTAATAACTCATACCATTTAAGATTAATTGAAACACCTTTAAGACCTTTACTAAGTTTAATTCTTTCTCCAGTATCTTTATCAGCTCTTGCTGAGGCTGCATCTAGATGAAATACTTTGAATAAATCAACACTTGCAAATGGAAGTCTATACTTTCTTGCAAGTGTAACTTGATTATCTTGATAAAATGCTTCATGGTCATCTTGTAGTCTTATAATCTTTTTACTAAACTCATATAGAGCTTTAATAAGATATTTAGTATTATCATATCTATTAAAAGACATAAGAAAGAAAGCAATCATCAGATCATCATAATTAAGAGTATTAAATCCAAATAAATCATATCTAACTGGAACTTGACTTATATTAGCATCTTTGTCTTCATTAGTTATATAATGTGCTTGCATCTTATTAAGATAAGACACAAGATTAAGCAACTGACTATCATCAGTATCACTTATATAAAACACATCACTTTTAACTGATTCAAGACGTTTCTTAATTTCTTTAACAGTAAGAGTATCAGTAAGAGCACCTTTACAATCAGCAAACTTTTGAAGATAATCTTTAACATCTACAAAAGTTACACTAAATAGATTAGGAAATATCTCTACATCAAATGCTTTACTTACAATCATATTCTAACCACGTCATAATTATATGTTTTATTTATAATTGCAGAATACCACTTAACAAGATGAGTTTTAAACAATTCAAGTTGCTTATCATCTTTAACTAGAGGATTATAATTAACAAAGTAATTTCTTTTCTTTCTACTTACTACAACCTTACTTAGATACTCCTTTATATTGCCTATACCCATCATATATCGACTAGCATCACCCAATAACATGATATTAATAAAATTATCAGCATTAAATTCAGTAATCAAATATTGAATACAATGAGCAATAACGTTTTCATTAATTGGAAACTTATTATTATAAGGACATTTAACAAGAGCTGTTATACAAACATTATCTAGAAGATTGTCATCATCTATAGTATCATAAATTATATTTAATGCATTATCACTTATATAAGGAAGCACTATTAAATTACCAGACATAATATTACCTATAGCTGGATAATAATAATGTTTACTTATTACATTATATGGACAATTAGTACAAGGAGTACTAGAACTAGTATGTTCTAGCCCCCCTGTAGAAAGGAATATGATACGTTTATCTACTTTATTGCAGACCATTTGAGATAAAGTTTATTCTTACATCTACTACAAGCTACATATAGTCTACGTCTAACCTCATTTATATTAGTATAAGGTCTACCATATTTATCATAAACTATATCATCTAAATCTACAAATACAGTATCAAAAGTACTTCCTTGAGATTTATGAGCAGATAAAGCAAATCCATAATCTATATCTCTACTGTATGTTATCTGACCTTTAGAATCAGCTATATTACAAAGTAAAAGAGAACTTTCCTTAAACTTATAATATTCTCTCCATTTAGTAGCACGAGTAAATCTACTTGCGTTCTTAGCATCTTCTATCAGTCTATCAGTTATAGCAACATAAGACAACAGAGTTTCTCTATCTGTATGGTCAATCACAAAGAAAGGACTAGTTACTTGTCCTCCATGAATAGCTTGAAACTTAACCATAAATCCTTTAAGTCCATACTTAGGATGAACATAATCTACAATATCTTTAACAATATATTCTTCACTGTTTTGAATAATTATAGACATAAATTCATCTACGAGATTAATGTAAGATATGAACAAATCATCTTTTGTAATAATAGATTTATTAGCAGAAACAATTATATTCTTACGAATAAACTTATTCCAATTGCCAACAGCTCTATTAGTATAAGCAATGATTTTAACAAAATCTACATTCTTAGTTATTTGCTCATCACTAAAATAAGTCAGCATCTTTTTACAGAAAGCATCATTATGCATGACAGCATATCCTTTAATATTATCAGTATCAAATTTACTTCTATTATTCATAAGATATGCAAGAAAATTATTCTTGTTATTCTTAATATCATCTCGAAGTATATTCAATAATGATAATACCGGATTATCTTCTTCTTGTCGTACAATTTCAGTTAATTCATATTTTCTGATACCTTCAAAAGCCATACTTTTATATTCATTTACAGGTGGCAATTGATATGAATCACCGATATAAAGTAACTTACATTGTTTAAACTTACAAATCTTCTCAAGAAAAGTACAAAGACCTTTATTAATCATAGATGATTCATCTACAATATAAATCTTATACTTATCTATCTTAATTCTACCTTTAGGGTCAAAAGGAGGATTATTAATATCAAACTTATCTACATCAAAATTAAGTCTAAGACCTAAATCAGATTGTAGAGTTGAGGCTTTGATATTAGGCAGATTAATACTTTCTTGTAGAACACGACAAGCCTTATGAGTTGGAGCAGCAACACCTATAGTAGAATAACTTAAATTACTATTAGTAATCAAAGCTCTAACAAGATAAGTTTTACCTGTTCCAGCTGGTCCAATCAAAGCACGCTTATTATCATTAGGATTATAAGCTGCATTAATCCAATCAATTAGTTCTACATAAGCTTTACGTTGACCTTCAGTAAAACTATTAATTGCAGTTGGATTCTTTAAATTAGCATTACTTATTGATAATTCCATTACTTAATAATTCCATATCGTTATCATAATTAGTAAGAGGTTTAACTACTTCATGTAATCTAAAATATCTCTTACCTTTGTCAAGCATTACCCATCCAAGACATAACCAATTCTTACGAACAGTAGTATATCTATCAGGATTATTACCAGTTTTAGAGGTATACTCATTGCGAAGATAAACATTACAACGTTTCTCTTTTGTAAACACAATAAGTCTACCTTTAAGTTCATAGCTGTCACTAGTAAACGGCAATACATCATTTATAGTAGAACCGTCTTTAAGTTTACACTTAACTAGACAACAACATATACCATTTGCATCTTCTTTAATAAGACCATATAC